ATAAATCACCAAACTGTGTAGAGTGTTCGCTGAGACGATTCAATTCATACTTGCCACACAGTTTTAAGAACTGAGCACCAATCATGGGACGATTCTTTGGAACTGAGCCAGCCGCAATAGTTTCTTTAATTTTGGCCTTGATTGCCTCGGGCTGTGCAGTAAGATCAACCAAGGTCACATTGCGATGGTAGTCATCTAGGACCTTGTGTTCCTCACCATTGTGGTCGACCCAACGCTGGAGCATGAGATTGTTCCACGCATAGCCTTGACGATCTCGGTCTTCAAAGGCTTCTTGCAAGCCAACCTTGTTCTTGGTGCCCTTGGTACGCACACCCGGATAGGCACTGAACACGTTGTCGCTGGCATCACCACGCATACACTTCTCAAACAGGATCCATTTGGGGTCAGGAATACGCTTGGGCTCCTTGGTCTTTTTGTCTATGACCAACCGGCCTTTCTTGTCAAGGATACCATCCAGGGTATGCAATTCATCTGCAATACCATTGTATTGTTTCACGTTTGGTGCCAGCAGTTGATAAAAATCTGTGTCTGAGCTTACAATGACGTGTTCATCGTCAGGGTGACTTTGTATCCATCCTGCCACCAAGTCATCTGCTTCGAGTTGCTCGTGCCGGAGAACAGTACAATTTGTTTTGTCTTGCAGAAACGTTTTGAGCTCGTCAAAAGTTTCCCAAAATAGTCTATCTTCTTCGGCTTCGGTTTCCGTGAGCGCGGCTCGGGCAACTGCACGGTTTTTCTTGTACGGCTCATAAAAGTCCTTGCGCCAGCTTCGACCCTCTAGACACCAGACCACGTGGTCTGCTTTCTGGTCACGCCAGGCTTTGTTGACACTACCCAGAGTCACGTGGATAGCAAAACCCAATCGGTCCCAAGTATCGCTTTGACGATGGGCACTGTGACGGGCACGAAAGAATGTGTTAGCAGTATCGACAATTAAGTATCTCATGCAGTAATAATAGCATATTATTCAATTCTTGTCAACTCATTGTGGACAATTTTGGTATACAAGAATTCGGCCCAAGCGGCGTGGGCCGCTGGACCAAAATGGTAAGAATCTGGACCAACTGTTTGGAATCCTTGTTGGATGCACCAAGCATAGTAGGTGCCTTCGGGGTTGTAAGGATCAATGTACGAGTCGTTCCAGGTATATCGGTGTTCAACTACGGCAGGATCAAAATGGTTATAGGTATTGAAGAACAGATGTTTGATACCTCGACGTGCCAGATCCAAATGGAATTGGTGAATTTTACAATGTGCTGAATCCATTTCTGTTGACCAATCAATTTCGGCGATATATTTTGGGTAAAGTTTTTTGAGCCAAGAAGGCCAATCTTCACCTACGCCTCCGGCATTGACTTGCCAAGCGGTACCAGTTTCTCTGTCTACGAATTCTTTGCGTTCCCAGGTGCTCCATCCAATTACCACAAAGTCGGGTGCGTGGTTTTTAAGATATTCCCAGGTGGTTCTAATAATTCTATGATTACTGCTGGCCGATTCGGCATCACAATGTAATACAGCATTCATCTTATTGGACAACTGGCATCCATAGCTGACACGTAGATTGTCTGGATGTGGCTGTCGACTCAAGGCCCAATACAACGGATCGTCACAGGCAAATGCATGGGCATTTACGGCCTCGGCACCGGCACTATGACTATCACCGTTGACATATAATAGCATACTAGTATATTTTTTCTATGGTTTGTATTATTCTGTTGGCCCAAATTTTGTGACTCAAAGGACCAAAATGTAACCCATCGTTACCTCTATCAACATTTTGCTCTAGTATACATGGAACATATTCTTGATAATCTGACAAATAGTATTCAGTGGTTTGTCTTAGTAAATTTTTTTCTTTATCATGATCTCCGTCGGGGTTGCCACCAAGATTAAAAAATACAAATCTAAGATTTGCCTGCCGAACAAATTTTATAACCGAATCTAATCTTTCCATCATCATAAACAAGAGTTGTTTATCATTGAACACATCTATGTAAGATCTATTTCTAATGTCATACAACTGTGATTCAATCAGCCCCGATACTGGTTTGTCGTCTTGATAATAGCGCAATCTTGCTACGTCTGTTAATTGCAATACCACAATTTGATTTTTGTAAAATTCAATTTGATTAAAAATATCAAAAGATCTAAAATTACCTTTGCCGCCTACACTGACATTCAATGATGTAGTCTTAAAATGTTTGCTGACTAGATTGACATAATTGTCAGACGGATTATCGAGCCCAACACCAGCGGTGTGGCTACAACCTAAAAAAATTGCAGAAGAATCAGAATTGACAATATTGAATTTTGTTTTAAGGTTGTATGGATCAATGCCATTGATACCAATGACATTACCATGACTTTTTAATAAACAGAGTGTATCAAACCATTCTATATAAGTATTGAACTCATCCACAGGGGACTTTGCCCAATAGATTTTATCAAAATTATTTAAATAATTCTTGATATTATTGCAGTCAGATATAGAAGTATGGTAGACTTGAGCATCAGTGAATTGGCCTTCAAACAGTACTGATGGAGGCAAATCAATCTTGCTGTGGAACACAGCAGTTGACGGCGAATTACTACCAACTATCAGTATCACGATACTTCGCTACGTCCGTCGCCTAGATCTCTACGTTGCACGATACGAGTTTCGGGTGCCTGATTGGCTTCCCATTGTTCGTAGTTTTCCATGATCACATTGCGGCAAATGTCCTGGAACCAACGATCCACAATCTGTGCATCATCCTTGCCCTGGTAGCCGGCCTTCATGAGCTTGGCCACAAAGATATCATTCCAGTCTAATTCAAATGCGCCATTGCCCACATTGTCAGGGTCCAGTTCTACACTGACCACACTCACATAAGGCTCGCCTTTTTTGTTGGCAGCGGTCTTGGCGCTGGCCCCAACTTTGAGTTTGGGTTCTACTTTGGCAGGCGCCTTCTTTGCTGGCACTTTTTTTGCAGGTGTTTTTTTAGCTGTTGCCATTTCTACATTCCTTTATAATCTTTTCTTAGGTCTACTGGTGGTCCACTCTTGACCATCTTTGTATTTGCGTACCCATTGTCTAGTTGCATCACTTATTGCGATCTCTGGTACCACTTGATCTAGGTATTTGAGATGTTCTAAGGGAGTTGGGTGTAAATCTGACTTTGGATCTTTGTATTTGGCCCAATCAAATTCAAACACGGTCTCAAACACACTGGGTCTAATGGTATTGATTGTATCTTGGTAAACATCGATTATTTCATCTGCATCTGTAAATGGGTCAACAGAGTACTGATCAATATTGGTGATGGGGACCATGGATAAGAATATATATGGAATCTGTGATAATTCTAAAAATTTCTTGGCAGCATGTATACCAGCAAGATCTCTAACCAAACACCCTGTGGTATCAAAATATCTGTTCAGGAACTCCGGACTATAAAATTGTGTGGTGTACACGTTCCCGTGAGTTTCCCACTGATTTTTTATATAACGATCTTCTCTGGCAACATTGGTCCACATTATGATCGCAGTATCATCGGTGGTAAGTTGATTTCTTGCCGAGCACTCTATTAGGCTGTTGAAGATAAATTGATTGCCGCCACCCAGCTTGCCCCAATTTTCAAAATGATCAAAATCTCGTCCCAGTATATCGGCCCAAGTTGGCCAATAATACTCTGTAAAACTACAACCAAATGTAAACAGTCTACGCATTGTTTACTCTATTCTACCCCATTTGATTCGAAGCCAGACACGCTCGTGTATGTAATAGTCAACACTCAGTAGAATGTGTAATGCTGTGGCAAATCCTGCCGAGTTGCCTAGATTACCTGTAAACAAGTATGTCCAAAATATAGTAAACAGCCAGGCTGTCAATCTATATGTAATCATCCTGACCACTGTTCTTTGTTTTGTTTCCATCAGGTTCCCCACTCATTTTTAAATAACGGTACTTGTAGTCTATCGCTGTAGCGTAGACCGTGTTTCATTGCGAGTTCTGCGACGCGGCGATTATTAAGAGTGTACACGCTTTCAACCCCTCCAACAGGCATAAGATAAACATGACCCTGAAAACCCGCTTGACGATATGCGTCCACTGTCCATAGTGCTTCTTCAACATCGGCCTCCGTTGCAACAACTAGTTTTAGATAGGCTGTACCTACCTGTTCGTATTCGCATACAACTTCAAGCTGTATGGCTTCGTCTCTGCTTTCGCCCGAGCAACTCAGTTTGGCACTGACACTGAATGTGATTTCACGTTGTGCTCTCCACCGCTGTAGGTATTCTTTGAACTCTGCAGTGAGCTTTTGAGTGCCGTTGGTCTCAAATGTGATTTCTTTAAGACCATGCATATTGGGGTGATCCAACAATTCTGGATACGCACGTTGCCAACCCAACAAGGGTTCACCACCGGTGATCACCAAATGCTCATCTTCCCAACGACCATGCGGCAGTATCTCCATGATACGTTCCACAATGCCGTTGCTCTCCATCATGGGACTCAAGTCTTTGAAACGTGGATCCCAACTGGCATAACTATCACACCCGGTAGATACCAGTGGTAGTTCTTCATATGTTTTGTAATAATGTACCCGAGAGGCAATGTCTTCAATTTCTCGACTGAGTTTGCCGCGAGGCATACCAAAGCCTGCACATTTGAAGTTACAACCGAATGTACGAAGGAACACACTGGGAACACCCATGTAACGACCTTCACCTTGAATGCTGTAAAACAGCTCTGCTATCTTAATTTTACTCATCTTTTTCTAACCAATTAGTTACTTGATCCTCTGCATCAATTTGATTTGATGCATATACTGTGAATGTTGCTACACCATTACGGCATTTGACATTGAATGGTACCGTACCATTAGGTAACCAACCTGGTTGTACTTCCCTTATCACTTCATAAAATTGCATATCAGTAGATTTGACTCTACTGAATAATGTATCGGCTATTTCTTTTGCAGTCTTCATTATTAATCCTTACCAATGCCTTATAACTCCTGCTATGATGAAGCAGTTTGTGATGATATATGTTAACACAATCACAGTACGAATGCAAGCAATACGATCAGCTTCTTTGTCCGTTGTGCCTGCTTTCTCACCTAAACTTTTTGCCCAAAGGCGCCACGCTTGCTTAGCCTTCGTAGATGGCACTGTTGGCCCCATGCTCTGCACATTCTACACGAACACAATAACAACGACTGTTGGTCTTTTCACGGATCAACTGATCGGCAAAATTAAATGCGTGTTCGGCAAACTTCTCTGCGCCTACACCGTCAAAAATTCTGATTTCGGCCAAGCCCAAATCTTCAAGTTCTTGAAATTTTTTCAGATGTGGATCAGCAAGATCCAGAGCCAACTTGTGATCAAACTTGTCTTCTAGCCAGGCCTTGAGCTGTTTGAGTCCACCAAAGTCCACTGCCCAGTTTTTATCATCCAGTTGATCGCATCCAAACGTGAATGTGAATGCCAGACTGTAACCATGTAGCAGGTGACAATGACTATGATCTGCGTTGGGTTGACGGAATACAGCACTGAGTCCAATGTTGTGTCCGTAGTGTTTTGTTGAAAGATATTTTGCCATTATTTTCTCCTATGTTAATTTTAGCATAGGCAGCAGAATTTGTCGAGCGGGAGTGATGCCAAGACCGCCTGGTTGAACTAGTATTTATCCAGTGCAACACGTTCCATTTGTTCCTTGAGGTTATGCTGTGTGACATGATCAAAAAACTTGATCAAAAACACACTGGCAGTGGCCGCATCATCACCGTGCCAGTGTAGTCTAGTACCACCGGTACCATTTTGATGATGATGGCAGAATTTGGCTTTACCATAGCGTACAAAGTATTCGTACTTGGGCGTACCTCGATGGTCGTAGTAGACGCTGGATTTGACCTCACCATCGATCATGCGATACCATTCGACCATGTCATCAGACAATCTATCAACATCGATCCATATAGAAAAGTTTACAGTACAGCCTGGCGGCAGTGCGATCATATATTGTCAATGGTCTACAAAGTCAATGACATTGCCGTCGGCATCTGCACAAATAATACGCACAATGTCACCAGCTTCGTTTTGGATTTCAATTGGTCCCCAGATCCACCATTCAGTTTCATCTTGATGCCAAGTATCGTCCTCACGTTCTTCTAGTTCGTAAACACCGTTTTCGTCAAGGAACTCACGAATTTCTTGTTCGGCATCCTCGTCTAGGCCTTCAACTTCAATATCATACCAGCAACCACCGTCGTCCATGTCAATCAGTTCGACATTGTCGATGTTGTTGACTTCGCAGTCCAGCATATTGATACTGTCTTTTGATCCATCACCGCCGGGAACTTCTGTGAACTCAAACTCGGGAGGATTGTCATCTGAGGTTTCCACAGTCCATGAACCCCAACGGAATCCATTGGTAACAGTTATTTGACCGTTGCCGTTGTCTTGTACATAAGTTTCAACTTCTTGCACATTCTTTTTATGGTACGTTCGTACTGTCCAAATT